TGATTCCAGGACTTGCCTGCAACCCACGTAATATAATTACCGTTCACACCTGCTGGTGAGTTTGCACCCGCCATCAAGAGTAAGCCGCGTTGCGCTGTATTAAGCGTTGCATCAAGGTATGGATTCACGGGTGTTGTAGGTACTGTTAAGAGTGGATTATTTGCATAGGATGTTTGTTCACCAAATGGAACAACTTGAGGTGGCGTAAAGCCAGGATCAGTTGTTAATGGCCATGCAAATGCACCAAATCCTGTTGTATCGTAATTAACTGTAATCGTGTTGTTCATCGTATTAACACCAATAATCGTCGCTTGAACATCGTTCAATTGAGGCATACCAAATGCATTAGCGGTGACTGTTGGGATAACAAAACGAACTTCTTGTCCCACATTCATATTATGCGTTACCGACAACGTTACTACTGCTGGGTTAGCATTAGTAATAGCGGTAATAACACGATTAGATGGGTAGAAATATGGGTTGTAAGGAATAACGGCATAGTTACCAGCACCTGGGTTAGCATTCGCAATTGCTTGCATATATGCCAACGTAAAGCTGGTATTACCAACAATAGTCCCCACCGTAAAGTCGATACCACCAAGTTGTAAAGCACCTACGGTGTTGTAGATACGTACAATTGATGTATTCGCTATCAATCCTGCAGTGTTACCTGTATTAACCAGTGGAGGAGCAGCATTAGTAATACCCGTAAGAGCAACTAATGGCCCTGGGGTATTAATAGAAGTATTTTGATAATAGAACCCAGAATTAGCTGCTATTTGACCTACTGCTAATGCATTAGTAGCAACAGTTTTAGTATAAATTGTTCCTTGGCCAAGGGCATCGCCTTTAGTCCAAAAGAACTCTGCTCCGGTTCCTGCACCTGCTCCGTAGGAAACCGTTTCATTACGAACATGGATAAAATCAACACCCGTAGGAAACGGTAAGAAGACATTCGTACCGGCTGACGTGAATGAGCCGGATAAATTACCTGACCAAACTTCAAACATGATTGTCTCCTAGTATAATGTTGAACGTACGTTGGTTAACCATAGATCATTCAAAATTCTAGGTACTTCAGCAAAGGTGTAACCGATCGTTATGTTTTGTGCTAAAGCTCCGGAGAATATTGCTGGTCTATAGATAATGCTTGCTGAATAGTTATCTTGTTCAACACAGCACAATGATTCCAAACCTTGTACGAATGAGTTGTAGACATTTTTACCAAGACGTGAAGCTTGTGGCACAACGGATCCTACTGAGGAAACCATAGCACGAATGTTGTTATAAGAACCCCATTCTTCACGAATCGTCTTGTTCTGGTTAGGATAATTCCACTGTGAAATAAAGCCTGGAAGGTTGTTTAGATCTGGAGTCAAATCAGTATGGCATAACATTAGGTATGCATTACGAATTGGACCTGTTCCAAAACGGTTTTCACCTTCTTGGCGATCTAACATCATCCACGCATCATTACCGAGCAATGCGGCAGTCACTTCATCAAGGTCAGCTGGTGATAAGTTTGTTGGTAAGTCACCATTAGCACCGCCGGTACAGTTATAGACTGTAGCCGTCGCTTGCAACATATCACGCGTGAGCTGATCTTCAGTCATTCTCATGGAAAGTCCGAGTAATTCAGCAGTTTCTTGGAGGACCAGGTCCTGGTTTTGTAAGAACACTCGTTGGTTAATTGCACAGAAGAGACCATAAAAAGAGACCGTGCCATCGATGTCGACCCGATTCAATGGCGTTGCGTCTGGTTGTGATCCGTCACGTGGAAGGGGAACTGGTGCTGTTGGTAATCGATCATATCTCGACATTCTGAGTGTGTTACCACCTTTAGCTTTTAACCGTTTAGTGACCGCGCCCGTCTTCATAATCAAACCGGGTTGGCGGACCGCTAATAAGGTATCATCAGCTGTTGCTTGAACTTCTGGTGGTAACGTTAGGGTTGAGGTCAACATACGTAAACTCCTAAAGATACTTAGTACTTAAATAACAATACGGCTTTACCGCATGAAATCTTGATACCATCTTGTGAGGAGGACGAGTCCTCGGATACGTCTGGTGGCGAGCCAAATTACGCCAGATAGCTTCAAG